GTCGGCGGTGCCGTTCGGCGCCGATCTGGTGCTGCGAGGTGTCGAGGGTGATCTCCCGGACGCTGATCCGGCGATCAGATACCACGATGAGCAGATCGCCCGCGGCGTGTTGGCGCATTTCCTTAACTTGGGTACGCAGACCGGGTCGTGGGCGTTGGGTTCGACGTTCGCGGACTTCTTCACGCTGTCGCTGCAGACGCTGGCGCAGCAGATCGCCGACACCGCCACCCAGCACGTCATCGAGGACCTTGTCGACATCAATTTCGGCGAGAAGGAGCCCGCCCCGAGGCTCGTTTTCGACGAGATCGGGTCCCGTCAGGCAGCTACGGCGGTCGCGTTGAAGGCGCTGTTCGATGCCGGCGCGGTTCTGCCTGACCGCAACCTCGAAGAGAACGTACGTCAGATGTACGGCCTGCCACCTATCGACCAGACTGCGGCCACGAACGGACCGCCGGCCGATAGGACGCCGGCGGCGCCAGGCCGTCCACCGATCACGCCCGAACCGGACCCCGCACCCGGTCTTGAGCCACCATCATTGGCCCCCGAGTTCCAGTCGCCGCCGTCCGGGTTGCAGTAGGAGGTTCCGAGCATGACAGCACCCGTTACGGCCGCGCCGATGCCGTCCGCAGCCATCAATGACCTGCCGGACTCAGCATTCGCATACATAGAGCCCGGCGGGTCGAAGGATGCCGAGGGCAAGACGACGCCCCGCTCGCTGCGGCATTTCCCGATCCACGACGAGGCACACGTACGCAACGCGCTCTCACGTGCGCCGCAGTCTCCGTTCGGCGACAAGGCGATGCCGAAGATCCGCGAGGCAGCGCACAAATACGGGATCAAGGTGTCCGCGATGGCCGACCTGCTGGGCGTCGAGCTCGCTCGCCCTGGCGCATGGCAGTTGGCGTCCGGGCCGCTGGATGTGACGGCCGAAATGCTGGCTGATGCCGCGAGGTATGCGCAGCGCCCCGGCTCCCGGCCGTCGCCGGTGAAGCTCGGCCACACCGACCCGCGGTTTACCGGCGATGGTGAACCGGCGTTGGGTTGGCTCGCGAACCTGCGCGTGGAGGACGACAACGGCCCCGTGTTGATGGGTGACATCACCGGGATGCCTGACTGGCTGGCCGCGGCGGCGCCGACAGCTTGGCCGGACCGCAGTGTCGAGGGCTGGGCCGACTATGAGGTCGACGGCGAAACGTATGGCCTGATCATCGACGGTTTGGCTCTGTTGGGTGTGACACCGCCGGGTATGTCGACGATCCGGTCGCTGCGTGACCTGCCGCAGGCCCTTGGTGTGGCCGCATCCGCGCGGATTGTTGCCCGCGCACCGAAGACTCCCGCCGCTACGGCGGAGGTTCCAACCGAAGAAAGAGAGGCCGGCCTTATGGACCCGGTGAAGATCCGAGAGGCACTGGGCCTTCCGGCTGATGCCTCCGACGACGAGGTGAAGGCGTCGCTCGTGACTGCCGGCTTCGCCCCGGCAAACCCCCCGCCCGAGCCGGTTCAGGCGTCGCTGTTCGAAGTTCCGCCTGTGGCCAGTGTCCCGGCGGCTGCGCCGAAGAAGGACGCGGCCGGCACCATGCGCGTCGATGCGTCGGCGTGGGAGGCGGCGCAGGACCGCATCAAGAAGCTTGAGGCGCAGGCCAGCAAGCAGCGGGAGGCGGAGCGGGACCAGATCATCGCGAAGGCGGTGCAGGATGGCAAGTTCGCTCCGGCGCGGCGTGAGCATTGGGTGCGGTTGTGGAATGCCGACCCGGAGGGTGCCCGTGAGGCGATCGACGGCCTCGCGAAGAACGTGATCCCGGTGATGGCGTCCGGCTACGCGGGTGAGGGCGAAGAGGACATCGACGCCGAGTACGCGCACCTGTTCCCGCCGACCGTCTCCAGCCGTAAGGGGGCCTGAGCCATGTCCGACTACACCCCCGTCTACACCGGCGGCGCGCTACCACTCACCTTCACCACGTCCGGCGCCGTCACTGGCGGTCAGGTGCTCGTCGCTTCCGCGGCCGGCACCGTCGCAGCGTCTGGCGCGGCGTCGGCCGTCGCGATCGGAGTCGCCGCGCACGACGCGGCATCCGGTGCGAGGGTCAGCGTCTGGCCGTTGGCCAATGTGGTTCACGAGATCGTCACCACTGGCACGGTCACGGCCCTGGATGGCGTGACTTCATCTACGGCGGGCACTGTCGCCACCGGCGTTGTCGCCACAGTCGCAGCGGCCGGCACCTTGATCGGCATCGCGCTGACGACGGCGACGACCGGTCTCAAAGTCCGTTTCATCGGCCGCGGCTGATACCCCGAGAGGAGATAGGCAATGCCTGGAACATTCCCGGCAGCGGCGCCCACCCTTTCGGGCGATACGCTTTCCATCAGCCGGTTTCTGCAGTCCCCGTTGGCGCTTCGGCGTCGGCTCCGCGATTACAAGGATCTTCGGTTCGTCGCCGACCAACTGCTGACGCAGCGGTTCCGGTCGCAGGGCGGCGCGGTGTTGTACGAGCAGACGGAACCGTTCGTCTCGGACCGCGCTGTTGAGTCGGTCGGCCCCGGCTCAGAGTACCCGTACGCGAACCTGCCGACCGGCACCGCAGCGATCGCCGCGATCCAGAAGTGGGGCCAGAAGGTCCTGCTGACGGATGAGGAGATCGCCCGCAACGTGTACGCGGGCGCGGCCGTCGACCGGCAGCTCCGCAAGGTACTGAACTCGGTCATCAAGCAGGTTGACGGAGTCGCCATGTCGGCGATCGCATCTGCCGTGACCCAGCAGTTCGATGTCACCGCGTCCGCTGGCGTCGCGTGGAACCTGACCGGCCCGAGCATCCTGCGCAACATTTTGCAGGCCAAGGCGGTCATCGTCGCGACCAACCTGGGCTACCACCCGGATACCATCGTGGTGAACGACACCCAGTACGCGTACATGATGAGCGACACGAACATCACCAACGCGTGGCGTCGCGAGACGACCGACAACCCGGTCTACACCGGGATGGTGGAGCGGGTCGCTGGCCTGAACATCGTCGTGTCGCCGAACCTGCCGGCTACGACCGCGTACGTGCTGGACTCGCAGTCGCTCGGCGGCATGGCGGACGAGATGGACGACTCGCCCGGCTACGCCGTGGCGGACCTCGCGGTGCAGATCAAGTCGATCCGCAACGAGACGAAGGACTCGTGGGATCTGCAGGGCCGCCGTAGGACGGTACCCGTGGTGCAGGAGCCCGGCGCGGCCGTGAAGATCATCAACGTGGGTATCTGATATGGGTACCTACCGGGTGACCGCGCCGTACGTGACCCTCAAGGTGCGCGACCAGGCCGGTGCGCAGGTGCTCTCCGGCTTCTACGAGGGCGCGGTCGTCTCCGACGTGGATGCTGTCTCGCTGCGTCATCACCTCGACAACGGGATGGTTGTCGAGGTGGATTCGGCGGAGCCCGCCGAGGCCGAGCCCGAGCCGGCGTCCGATCCGGTAGAGCCTGCGGCGACGCCGAACGGGCGGCCGCCGCAGAACGCGTCGAAGGCGGACTGGGTCACCTACGCGGTGTCCCGGCGGGCCGACGGCACGTCTGAGGATGACGCCAAGGCTGCGGCCGAGGCTAAGTCGAAGGCTGATCTGATCGCCGAATACGGCGGCTGAGTAAGCCATGCCGGCCACCGACCTGTTCACCCGCGACGAGTTCGCCAGCTACATGCTGCGGGCCGCCGGGGAGGTTGTCGACAACTCCACTACCGACGTCTGCCAGCGGGTGGCATCGGGATGGTTGAAGTGGTCCACCGGCCTGTCCGATTGGACAGTGCCGGTGGACGACCAACTGTTCGCGTGGGCACTGGAGCTCGCGGCGATCGCCTACCGCAACCCGGACGGGATGGCCGTCGAAGCTATCGACGATTACACCGCGACATGGGACCGGTCTCGCCGCAAGCAGATCCTCGATGCTGCCCGTACCGCCTACTCGGCCGCTGGACAGCCGCAGTACGAGTTCCCGGACCCGGACTGGCACTGGGGGCCGGCAACCCCGAACAGCGCCATCACCGCCTGACTGGGGGTTGCCGTGTTCGCGTTGCTGGCGTTGCTGTGTTTCGTGCTCGCCTTGTTCGACGTGCACATCGGGTCGGTCGATCTGGTGGTGCTCGGCCTGGCGTTCATTGCGTTGCATTTGTTGTTCGGTGGGGCCGTCGGCCTCGACCGGTGGCGTAACAAGACCTAAGCGGGCGCGCTCGTCGCCTGAAGCAACCCACAGAAAGAGGCAACGATGGCGCGCTACAACGCATCGATCGTGTCGCTGGCCAACCAGTTGTCGGGTGTGAACGCGACGACGACGGTCAACGGCTACATGGGCTACTGGGGTGGTTCGGCAACGTCCGGGTTCCGGCTGCGTCGTGTGAACCTAGGCCTCGTCGCCGGTGCCGGTGTCCCGACGTCGCAGCAGGTGAAGGTCGGTATTTTCCGGCAGACGGTCGCACCGGCCGGTACGGGTATCGCCGCGGCGGTACTCGGGCAGCCGATGGAGACGTGGACGCCGCAGACGGATCCGACCGCCGGTCTGTTCGCGATCACGGCGACAACGATCGGCACGACCGGTCCGACATTGGCCGCGAACCCGATCAAGACGTTGACGTTCAACTCGCAGAACTCGATCGATGCACCGTACGAGTTTATGGAGGAACTGGTGTCTGCGATCGGTACGGCGAACGGGTTCGGCTTCGTGAACCTGTCGGCGCAGATCCCGTCTTCGCATCAGATCAGCATCGACGTCGAGATCGAAGTGTAGAGAGCGGCGAGGGGCGGTCGTAGGCCATGGCTGCCCCTACTGTCAACAGCATCGGGCCGGTGGTCGGCACCCCCGGCGGCAGCAACATCAACGCGGTCATCACGGCACCGGCGACGATCGGCGTCGACGACATCCTCGTTCTGACCTGTCTGACCAACGCGACGCGCTTCCTGACAACCCTGCCGTCTGGTTGGGCGCATGTCACTGGGTCGCCGGTGTCGAGCACGAACGGCACCAACGATGCGACGCTGAACGTGTGCTGGAAGCGTGCCGTCTCCGGCGATGTCGGCGCGAGCAACTACACGTTCACGTTGAACGCCGCCGACTACGCCGAGGGCGCGATCGTCGCCGTTCGGAGTTCCATCAACTCGGGCAGCCCGTGGGACACCGGTGCGGGCGCACCGGCATTCGCGCATACGAGCACCGCCGTGACGACTGCGCCCGCAGTGTCCTTGACGACGCAGGGCGCCGACCGGCTGCTGATCAACGGCGCGTGTAACCAAACCGGCGGCAGCGGGTGGACCGCATCGTCCGGCTTCACCAAGGACTTCGATACGACGGGCGGCGGCTCGTTCTCGACCTGCACTGGCTATCACGTGGCGCAGGCGGCTGCGGGCGCGACCGGCAACGTCCAGCCGGTCTGCCCGGCCTCGGGCGAGATGGTGAACTTCCTGGGCGCGTTGCTGCCGGTCGGTGCTGGCGGTGGTGCGACCTATGTGCCGCCGGCGAAGTCTGGCCGCAGGCAGCCGACGGTGCGGGTCCGGCGCGCGAGCACCAGGGTTCCACCGCCGCAGGTGTTCGTGCCGCAGCCGGCCCGTCGGCGACGGGCGTTGCCAATGCTGGTGCGTCGCGGACGGATCGCACAGGTAGTTCCGCCGCAGGTGGTGGTTACGCCACCGCCTAAGCCGCCGCAGTTCATCCGCGAGAAGACCCGCTGGTTCGCCAGTCGTCGCGGCAAGTTTGCGAAGGTCACGCCACCACAGGTTGTTGTGCCTCCGCCGCCGATCCCGCCTCAACTGGTGCGGGAGAAGCTGCGCTGGTTTGCGGTCCGCCGCAGCAGGATCGCGCAGGTCGTTCCGCCGCAGGCCGTAGCACCGCCGCCTGTGTTTGTTCCGCCAGTTGTGCGGAGTCAGGGACGGTTCCTACCGCAGCGTCGGCCACGGGTCGCGGTGACACCGCCGGCACAGGCGAAGCCACCCATCGTCGCTCGGATCCGCCTGCGGCTTCCGCTCGTCCGGCGCGGCCGCGCGGTCCAGGTGGTCCCGGCGCAGGTCATAGTCGTGGCGCCGCCGTACCGACCGCGCAGCGTCGCCCAGAAGTTGCGGCAGCTTGTGTTCCGGCGGCCGCGGTTCGTCGGCTCGGGCTGGATGGTCGGCGCGGCCAACGACTGCACCACCGACCGGCCGAACACCGGAACGACGCCGCGTCCCGGCGCGGGTACCACGGCCTACTCGACGGCGACGACCGCACGCCCCAGCTCGGGCACCACCGCGCGGCCCGATACGGGAACCACAACGGATCCGTGCTGAGGAGGCGACATGACCACGTCCGACGAAGAGCGCTACGAGTTCGCCGAGCCGGACAACGGCGGCTGCTTCATCCCACGACACGGCAACTACGAGTCGTCGATGACACTCCTCAGCGCGGCCGCAGACTGGTACGACGCCAAGGTGTTGCCCCGCGACTGGAAGCCCGACGTGAGGATCACCATCTCGAGCGAGAACATCGCCCCCTACCTCAACGTCCTTCGGTCGCAGGTCAAGCGCCGATACCCACGACCAGGCGACGCAGGTCTGAGCTAGCCATGTCCGCCAACTCGGTTAGAGCTCGCGGTGAGGCTTTCGCCAAGTCTGAGATACTCACCGACGCCTGCACCATCACCCGCGTCACCGGCAGCAGCACAAACCTGCAAACCGGCGTCGTCACGCCGACCACCGCCGCCATCTACACCGGCCCATGCCGTGTCCAGCGGCCACCGACCGGTGGTCTGGTCCGGCCGGCGACGGTTGGTGAGGCGCAGTTGTATCAGGACCCCTTGACCGTGCAGACGCCGACGTCGGTCACGGGCGTACTGGTGGCGGACGTTGTCACCATCACGGCATCAGGGAACGCCGACCTGGTGGGCCGGACGTTCTGGGTGCGGGGACTGCCGCCGAAGACCCACGCCACCATGCACCGCTTCGGCGTGGAAGAAGTCACAGGCTGAACGTAAAATGGACGTAAGGGCCCGGCGGGTGCGCTAACACCCCCGGGCTGTGGCCGACTGGTTGGAGTCGACGTGTATCAACGTAAACCATGCCCGCGCTGCGGTGGACCGAAGCCCGGCGGTTATCGCAAGGTCTGCGATCGGTGTGAGCCGATAGACGCAGTCTGGCCATTGCTGGAGCTGGGCCCCAGCGACTGCTGGATCTGGACTGGCCGCAATATCACGCGCGACGGCTACGGCCGGTACGGCGGCGAAATCGTCCACCGAATGGTCTATAAGTTCCTGATCTGCGATCTTCCTGATGACCTCGACCTTGACCACCTGTGCTTGGTGAAGGTGTGCGCTAATCCCTGGCATCTTGAGCCGGTCACCCGGGGCGAGAACAGCCGATGGAAGTGGGCTATCTACACCCATTGCCGGCACGGCCACGAACTGGCCGGGGACAACGTCTACCTGACCAAGAACGGCCACCGGTCGTGCCGCACATGCACGAATCGTCAGCAGCGGGAGTACCAGGCGCGCAAGTGGAGGTGACGGGCTGATGGCCGACTCGGTCAGTGTCTCCATCAAGGGCGAGAAGGAACTCGTCGCCGAGTTCGACGCGGCCATCAAGGAACTTCCGCCGAAGGCGAAGAAGATCGTCGCCAAAGGCAGCGTCAACATAAAG